ATGGAAAAGAAAATTAAAAAGTTTTTAGAATTCAACGGCAGAAACATATTGTTTTTAAATGTTGATGGTACGTTCTGGGTTGCAATTAAACCCATTTGTGATGCTCTTGGGGTTGAATATACCCGTATTTTTAAAAATATAAAAGCAGATAAAACACTAAATCAACTATTGGCTAATCAGCCTATGGTTGGGGCAGATTTAAGGGTAAGAAACATGGTTGCTCTCCCCGAAAAGTATGTTTATGGGTGGCTATTCAGCATAAACAGTGACTCAGACGCGTTGCAAACTTACAAATTAAAGTGTTACGATTTATTATATGATTACTTCCAAGGCGCAGTAACAAAGCGTTCTAACGAATTAACAGAAAAAACATGGGCGGTTCGTCAGGCACAAACCATTCGCGAAAAATTAAAATCAGAAAACGAAGATTATAAACAATTGTGCGAGCTCGAAGGTAAGGTTTTAAAACATTGCCGAAACCTGAAACAAATAGACAAAGAGCTTGTCGATTCGCAGTTAAGCTTATTTATGAACTAACCGGTTCTAACCAAACACCACCTTTATTATGATAACACAACACCACAATATTGCTCCTGATCTTGGCGGCTTGGGAGCCCAAATCCCCGGGGGAATCGTCGATAAAAATGCAGAGATATTTGCATTAACCGACGGTTCCATTTGGGGAACACACAACGGTAAAGTTACTCCACTGGCTAAAATGAAACCTTTTGTATTGCTCCGCTTAACCAGAACATTCAGGTTCGAAATGGAAGCACAAAATATGTTGCGCGAATACTTTAAATGTGCAACGTATAAAGCCGAAATTCAGCAATGGATTAAATGCAACTTCGGCGGTTTCGACGTGGAGCCAGATTTTGAATCAGGTAAATCGCCTGTTCGTGAGTATTGGAATTGTGGCCGACGTGGAAATTGTATTTGCGAAGGTGTTGTTTGTAAACCTACCTGTATTACAGCAAACAAACTTACGCGCACCGAAGCCGAAGTAATTAAGTGGATTGCAGAAGGTTTGATTGCCAAAGAAATTGCGAATAAAATGAACATTACCGTAGATACCGCTCACACGCACGAGCGTAATATTCGTAACAAACTAAAAGTAAACTTCAGGGCTGAGATTTCAAAATTCGCTTATAAAAATCATATCACTTTTTAATAACAACCAAACACAATGGGAAACGAAGCAAATACACCTAAGCCAAAACAACATATTCCACGCAGTTTTAGAAGAAATGTTGATAGAGCAGATGCAAAACTAAAGGAATTTGTATCGAAGTTTTTTGAAAAATTTAAGTACAACGAAGAAGAACATGATTGGAGCATAAAAACAGGATGGGAATTCGAGTGGTACGATAATCAATGGAAACTTTATTGTGCTAAAAAACGATTTTTCCAATTTAGAGATTATTTTAAGCTAAGTGCTTACACGTTAAGAATTCAGTGTATTCTCCAATCAAAATACCAGGGCAAAGCATCGATTCAAACTATTCAATATTATATTAAAAAATACAGAAACACAGACGCACAGGGTTTAGCTGCTAAAATTATTGCCGATAACAAATTTGAAATCATAAATTAAACCAAACACTACCATGAAAAGAAAAACCATTTACCTAAGTATCCCTATTACAGGAATTGAAAATTCAATAGAAAGTCGCGAAAAAGCTGCTTTAACACAGGCTAATTACGAGCGGCAGGGATTCATCGTGAATAATCCGCATGTTATTGCCGACGAGCTTACCGAAATTTTAAACCGAATACCTATTGAAGCCGAGAAAATGGCTGCCGATATCGATTACCTTGCACAATCCGATTTAATGGTATTGTTCCCCGGGTGGCAACAATCAGTAAACTGCCGACTCGAAATTGCCTTCGCATCTATTTATAATATCCCTATTTGGGAAGCTGGAACAGATCATCGAATTAATTTTAAAATTAAACTTGAGCCCAATATTATACACACATGTAAAGACTCATGGATATTTAATCCAATGCACTCCGATGGCAACGATCCCGAGATTAATATTATGGAAAAAGAACTTAAAACTGCTTAACCATGACCGACAGATTTACAAAAACAATAGTTATTGTTTGCCTTACATCTATACTGTTTATGTTTTTCTACTGGATGGGTTACGAAACAGGAATAAACGACAGTATTGAAATTAGCAACAATGTAATAGATGCAGCTTCAGAACCTTATAAAAACAACGCCAATGATACCAGTAAATTTAACCAAACCCGAATTGAGAGCTTCAAAAAGCCAGCTTCTGACACAGTATTGCCGGCTCGTTTTAGAACAGAAAAAAGCGTACTTCAGAGCTCGCAAAATTAGAAGAGTAAAACAACTCGAAAAAGAGATATCTGAAATAGCAGACGATATCGACTTAATCGACGAAGAACTAAGTAAAATTATTGAATCAAACATTTAGTATTATGACAAAAATAGAGTGGACAAACGAAACATGGAACCCGATAATAGGTTGCTCAAAAATATCGGAAGGATGCAAAAACTGTTATGCCGAAAAGATGGCAAACAGGTTGGCTTATATGGCAATTAAACAATCGAATTCTGATTTTTTAAACATAAACGGAATCGGTGCTTATACGCTGGTTACCCTTGATGGAAAATGGAACGGCAAAACAAAGCTTGTTCCATCCGCATTTAAAAAACCACTTGAATGGAAAAAACCACGAATGATTTTTATTTGTTCCATGGGCGATTTGTTTCATGAATATGTGCCATTTGAATGGATTGATGCTGTTTTTGCCATAACTCAAAAATGCATGCACCACACTTTTCAGGTATTAACCAAGCGACCTGAACGAATGCTCGAGTACTTTAAAAGTCGCGGTATTACAAATCCATATTTAAATGTTTGGTTAGGTGTTACCACCGAAAACAAGGAAGAAGCAAATAAACGTATTCCGGTGTTGCTAAATATTCCTGCAGCAATTCGTTTTGTTTCTGTTGAACCCATGCTTAGCAATATTCAATTATCGGGATATACAGACGAAGGTTACGAAAACTTATTAACTGGCGATGTATTTTGCGAAGGAATGAATGAACCTACAAAAAGGAATAAAATAGACTGGGTTATTTGTGGCGGCGAAAGTGGAACTAATGCACGGCCAATGCATCCTGATTGGGTTGAATCTCTTCAAAATCAATGTAAAGAAACAAACACCCCTTTCTTTTTTAAATCGTGGGGCGAATGGGCTCACATTCATGTACTATTATGTAATGCAAAAGGAATAAAAGGTAAAAAATGGTACAACATAGACCCTGAAACAGCTTTGTGTAAAATAGGAAAAAGTAAAACCGGAAACCTTATTGATGGTAAAGAATACAAACAATTTCCAACGGTTAAATAATATGAGCTACGAACTTTTAAAACATGTAACCGACATCGATGTAATTGTTACAATTAATGGAAAGCATCATCATGTTCAACCAAAACCAGGTGTCGAAAAAGACGACATGATGAATAAGATGGTTGCTTTAAGATTGCTTCTCGACTCTCATTTTATAAATATCATTTCAGAAGAAGAACTGATCAAATTTGTAAACTCAGGAATCAAAAAAAGCCGAAAACGCAAAACAACAAAATTAAAACGATGAAATCCAGAGCAGCAAAACAACCATTACATCCCGACGAAATAGTTTTTTTAAAAGACAACTTCTTTAAACTTACAAATGCCCAGCTGTGCGATCACATAAATAATTACCGATCAGTAAAAAACCAATATACCGTTTCTGGATTACGCCACAAATGCCAAGGGTTAGGTTTGTCTCGAGGAGTTCAAATTCGATGGAGCGAAAAAGATATTATAAAACTTAAAGCCTGGTATAAAATTCTTGGCGATAAGCAAATAGCCGAATTACTAAACAATGTTGGCACATCAGGCGGAATAAGAAATGGAGTGAAAATTAAACGATCGTTTACCCGAAAACATATCGATAAAAAAAGAAGGCTTTTAGGATTAACAAGAACCGACGAACAAATAAAAAACATAGTTGCAGATAATAAACTTTGTGGCGAATCGAAAAGCTTTACAAAACAAAACAACTTCTGGACTATGGGAACAAAACCCATATCAAAAGAAAACGATACACGAATATGGAAAGGTCGAAGATATATAAAAATTGATGGCTGGTTTATTCCTTATACCCGATGGTTTTATTCAAATTTTATTGGGAAAATTAACAATGGGTTTATCGTTTTTCATACCGATATGGACACCCTAAACGACGAGATAGACAACCTTGAAGTTCGAAAAAGCAAAAGACTTAGCTCTGATGATTACAAACGTGCCTTAAAATTAATTGAAATCAGGTTAATAAAAGCTCAATCTCGTACATCCCGTTCATGGGACACATTGTCTAAAGTACAAAAAAGCAATATAATGAAAGATATTTCCAGACTAACTAACATTAAAGAAGAATTAATTAAGCGATTAAACAGTCATGCGATTAAAGAAGAAAGCAAATATTATGAACCAATAGAAGCATTTTAAACTATGGCCTATTGACCATAGATAATTTTCTAACCAAACACCACCATAAATGAAAAAATGTTTAACTCACGGATGTAAAAACGAAGCTATAGCTGGCAATTATTGCTTCACGTGTATATCAAAAAAATACAGGGAACGGCATCCGGTTCGGTCGGCATACTTAAATCTGAAAAACAATGCCAAACGAAGAAACAAATCGTTCACGCTTACATTCGAACAGTTTGAATCGATGTGCGCCGAAACAGATTACATCAGAAAAAAGGGGCATAAAAAAAGATCGTACACCATCGATCGCATCGACGAGCAGGGCGGATATTCAATTGACAATATCCAGATATTAACAAACTCTAAAAATGTAAAAAAGTTTTTGGATTATCGTTACAATGGTGGCAAAATGGAATTTAAGACTGTAACCTTAAAGCCTGCAGTAATCGACAATTGTCCATTTTAATTAATACTAATTACTAAAAAATGAAACAAACTTGGGATAATTTATTTGTGGATCTCGACACGTTTGCCACATCAATGAAAGAGTTTTTTGCTATTGTTCCGCGATCACCTGCGTTCGCTTCAGAAATTAAGAAGCTCGAGAAACAATGGCGAAGCATTCAAAAAAATGTGAATAAGTTCGAAGCTGACTTTAATCCGGCAAAGCCTATAATTATACAAATTCCAGACGAATTTAACGGACCAGATTTTGAAGAAGCCTGGCAAGCATGGAAAGATTATCTCGCAGAGCAGCACAATATTGTTATGCTCTCGCGCATGGAGTCTCAATCACTTCAGTTACTCCTGGAACTTTCAGAACGCAATAAAACAGAAGCCATGTACATGCTTAAATACGCATCAGCTACAGGATATCCTAAGTTTTTTAAAGTAAATAAAACCACAGTTAATAATCAAAAACTAAATAGTGATGCAAAAACAACTGACCCGGATTTCGGCAAGTAATAAATCGGATGATATTATTTCCAAAGAAACAGAAGAGATATTTGCTCTTAAACAGGATATATATCATAAAAGACTTTTTATAAAATGTACATACGACGAATTTTTAAGACTTGTTACGCTAAAGGGTGAACGTATATTTCGCGAACAGGGGCAAAATAAAACATTCGATATCGATAATTACAATAATGATGTTTTAACAAACCTGTATTATTATGCTGTTGGCGATTCAAAATTCTCAGGCGATCTGCTTAAAGGATTATGGTTTTGGAGTGAAGAATTTGGCACAGGTAAAACAACCATAATGGACATTCTGCGCGAATTATTTAATGATTACAACAACAAAGTAACTCCATTAACAGAATCAAAAATTCTTCACGAAATAATAACTCGCGAATCGTGCGAATATTTTAGAAAAAGGGTTTTGTATTTCGATGATTTGGGGCGCGAAATAAAAGAAATTAACGACTTCGGAACAAAAATAAAACCTATTCCAATCATTATTCACTTACGCGAACACGAAGGTTCGTGGACACATATTACAGCGCAACGTCCAATATTGCAATTTGAACCTGTATATGGATCAGTAACGATAAACCGCATGATTAAGATGTTTAATGAAATCGAATTTAAAGGTAAAACACGCAGAAAATAATGACACGCAAACTCTCAGACATAACTCACGACGACAGGATATTAATCAGTCTCGACCGGATTAAAAATATTACCGATGCTATTAACGACGAGTTCGATATTAAAATGAATGTTTTCGATAAATCAAAGAGTATAATCGTGCCAAAAAACGATAAATACAAAGATGTTCCTATTACGATTGACGAAATATCTCTTCATTTACATTCGGCCGGAGTAAATCATTCCGATACTATACTCAGGAAGATACTGAAATCGCCTTATTATACCAAAACATATAATCCTATTATGGATTATTTCAACAGCCTGAAATTCGAAGGTATATCGCACATCGATATCTTATGCGATCATATTAAAGCGCGCGACTTTGGCGATAAATCAAAAAATTATTATCAGAAACGATTTAACAAACTGTTTAAAAAGTGGCTTGTGGCTGTAGTTGCATGTGCTTTCGAAGTATATAAAAACGAAGTGATATTCGGATTGGTACATCCCGACGAAGGCATTGGTAAAAGCTTCTTTTTCGAAATGCTTTCGGCTCCGTTTAAAGATTATTATATTATAATAACAGATAAAAAAGAGCAAAAAATAAACATGACAGAAGAGTTTGTTAAAAATGTACTTATAAATTTCGACGAAATGTGCGGTATCGATAAACGAAACCCGGAAGCGTTTAAAAACCTGTTATCATCTTCAGAGTGTTTAGTAAAAGAACGTAGCGATCCATTTCCTGTAAAACGAAAACGAATAGCTTCAGGATGTTTTACATCAAATAAAAACCCCGAAATGGGTGGATTCTTAACACCTGATATGGGCTATCGTAGATTTGGAGTTGTGGAGTTAGATAAAATCGACCATGATTATTCAAAGAAAGTAGATACAAATCAGTTATGGGCCGAAGCAGTAACCCTTTTTAATTCAAATTACGATTATCAGTTTGCCATTCCCGATTTCGAAGAGTTTAAAGAGTATAATTCGCGGTTTGTAATTGAAACTCCGGCAATGAAATTAATAAAACTATACTACGAAAAACCGATGGATGGCAACGAACATGAGTGGATGCAGCCAAAAGAAATAGCTCACGAGCTTATTAGTAGTAACCGTGTTAGGGGTGATTATGTAAATCGAATTTCGCCGGAATCAATTGGTTATGCATTAACCGCTTTACATTTTGATAAAATTTCGAAACGGATTGATGGCTTTCCGCGAAAAGTTTATCACGTGAAAAAATTATAATTATATTTTATATAATATTAAATATCAATCAGTTATAATAAATAAATAAAACACATGACAAAACAAACAATAAAGTAACCTACTACACTTACTACACTCGTCAAATGTTTTAATTTGCTGAAAAAAAACGTAGTAGGTTGTAAAAAAACAAACCTACTACATACCCACTACAAACATACTACAGCTATCCTGTGGCATGTGGTTACTACACTTAACTTACAATGTAACAATTATTTACAAGCTTGTAGTAAGTAGTAGGTTACTTTCTGTTTTAAATTATTAAAAATTAACTTTTTTCGATATGGACACACAAACACGGCACCCATTTTTAATACACAAACTTAGTCCCCTTGCGGCAATCGGATTATTGCTACCCACTTTTGTAATTGAAAAAGAAGATCCAGATTTCTTCAATTTTGATGCAATTTATTCAGATGAAATTGAATTTGACTTACTACAAATAGTAGAATTAGTATGTGAATCTACTTCAATTCCTATTGAAGAAATGATAAAAATTAGCAGAAAAAGAGAAATTGTTTACTCTCGTCAACTGGCAATGGTAATGGCTTTATTATATACACGGTTTAGTACTACAGTTATTGGGAATCAACTGGGAGGAAAAGATCATGCCACAGTGTTACATGCAAAAAAAACAATTATAGACCTTTATGATACTGATTTTAAAATAAAAACACAGGTAGATAATTTAATAACACATTTAAATTTTTTAACAAAAAGTAATATGTCTGTTAACATATTAAGAAAAAAAATAATAGGAAGGTGATGAATACAACAACAAGAAGAATAATAATATGTACAGAATGCCACGGCGAAGAGTTTAAAACACACAATGAGTTTCGTGGCCATACCGAAGGATGGTGGCCGGTAGATGTAAAATGCAAAGATTGTAATGGCACAGGAAAAATGATTGAAACAATAACCATAAACCACGAGCCTTATGTTAACAAAGGTATTTATACCGAGTATTTATCTCCTATATGAAATATGGGAGTATAACGACTTAAAGCATAAGTGCCGTTACAGCGGTTTTGCGTAGCAAAAGTAAAGCTGTAAGGCGCTTCACATGCTGTAATGGCATTTACGCATGGTTACAAACCGTGCGCTAAGTACAAGATTAAATTAGAATTGCTAAACTAAAATAAATTTTATATGACAAATGCAGAAAAACGCCTTTTAAAATATGTTTCAAATCCAGATGAATATAATGTTTCGCACACAACGTTTCCTTGTAGTGTTTCTCATTATGAAATATATCAGAAAAGCAAAGGTATTATAGATATTATAAAAGATATTACTGCAAATAATATGATTTTAAAAGGAATTATAACACAAGAGCAAATTGATAGAACAAATAGATTTAAATAGTATGGTTAAAATTTATTTGCATGTGTTATGGTTTCGTGCTTTGTTAATCAGATTGTTACACTTAAAATTATATCAAAATGGATTTATCAACTTACAAATTTCCAGAAGTAACGAAAGCCGATTTAGCCTTTCCAACATTTAACACACCAAAAGAATTGGTTTCAGAAGCGGAAAAAAGAAACCCACAAAAGGGAATGAAAAAGTTTTCAGAACTATTTTATAAGGGTGGAAAATTTGACTTTAAGGACGATGTTAAAGGAACATGGAAAGAAAATGCTTTTATGTATGCACGTGCTTTAATGGGGTCGTGGGCTCCTAAACATGAACATAAAGAACTTGTTGTCGGGATGATTTTAGAAGAGTGTCTGGTTCTTTAGCATGAACCATAACGGTGGTAATATGATGCAGCGAAGCGACCCGTAGGGTGCATTATATTACGTGTTATGTACTGGTACGGTAAATACAGTACAAAGTTGATTAAAAATACAAACGTAATAATTTTTAAAAATGTGGGATGGCAAATATGCTTTTGAAAAAAGCAAAATAATACAAGGTGATTGCCTTGAAAAAATGAAACTGATACCTGATGGAAGTATTGATATGATTTGTTGCGATTTACCATACGGTTTGACTAATAACAAACTTGATATTGTAATACCCTTTGAGCCACTTTGGAAAGAGTATTATAGAATACTTAAGCCAAACGGTGCAATAACACTTTATGCACAGGGTTTATTTTATGTGGACTTGGTACAAAGCAATAGAAAGCATTTTAGATATGACTTAGTATGGAATAAAGAACTTGTTAGCGGATTTTTAAATGCTAACAGAATGCCATTAAGGGTACACGAACAGATAGCTGTTTTTTATAGGAAACTACCTACGTATAACCCACAAATGACAGAAGGAGAGCCGCTACATAGCAAGGGAAACGCTTACAAAGTAAAAGACCACAAAAACCAGAATTACGGATATTTTAAACAAACAGATGATGAAAGAGCTGGAGAAACTTTGAAGTACCCTAAAAGTATAATTACATTTCAAAAACCACACCCAAGTAAGGCAGAACATAGAACAGAAAAAAGTGTTGAATGTAATGAATGGCTTGTAGAAACTTATAGCAACAAAGGTGATTTAGTTCTTGATAATACAAGTGGGGTTGGAACACTTGCAGAAGCTTGTATAAATACAAACAGAGACTTTATAATTATTGAGAAAAATCCAATTGACTTTGAAAAAGGCAAAAATAGGGTGGGAAAAATTTTTAAAAATTATGGACTTGACCTACAACCTTTATTATATGAACAGATGTAGTGCTTGTACATAATGTTGCAAGTTATATGTGACGGAAAAATTAAGAACATTAATTATACAACCAATAACTTATGAAAAAAATAGAAAAGAAATTAGTTACTGAAAAGCAATTAATTGAAAAAGCAAAAAAATTTATGAATAATAATCCTGATTTGTGCAAAGGGGTTAAATCAATGTATCATGTTGCCAATCTAATGGCTAAATTTTGCTTTGAAATTAATGATTTAAAAGAGAGTTCTTAATTTTTATGGCATATGATAACTTAGTTAGAATTAGTTATGTGGATGATCGAACTGGATTTTATTAGAGTATCATATGGCATGAGGGAAGGCATATAACTTGCAACATTAGAATTAATTATTTTAGGCATTTTGAGGGCTGAAAGGAAGGAAAAGCGAAGCTGAGCGAATAATTAATTCTAACGCTTTGGCTGTATGGCGAGAGCCGAAGTTTACGAAGGCGAAAAGCCATTCAGATAATGCTTTCGCTATACAGCCTGTTGGCAATTGGACTGCAAGATTAAGTAAGTAAAATGTAAATAATTACGAATAATTTAAAATTTTTATTATGACACAACATATATATTTCATAGCACTTGGGGTGTGCTTAGTATTGATAAACTTTAAAATAGAAAAAATTTTAAAAGCATTATCTGAAAGCCAAAGCGTTGGCAACAAGAAAGGCAAGAAAGAATTTTGCCTTAATTGCCAACATGGAACTGGATATAATTATGATTACTGTGCAGATTGTTTGGCTAACAATTTTTATAAATACAAAAAGGCAAAATGACTTGCCTGACTGCTTGCAGTCTTGTTGCCAACGGTCGGTTACATGTTGTCGAAAGCCAACCACTACCGCCCGATTCAGCGCACCGCTTTTGTATGGCTTTTGCAATATGTAACATGTTAGCCATCTGATGCGGATTTTACGAACTAAAGTTGATACGAGAATGAATGAAAAAAAAGAAAAAAAAGAGGGGGGATTTTTAGACGTTATTTCTTTGGGAGCAGGAAAGCAAAGTACTTATATGCTGTTGCAGGCACTTGAAGGTAAATTTAAATATAAACCCGACTTTGCAATATTTAGTGATACTGGTTGCGAACCAGACTATGTTTACTCATATTTTGAATGGCTTAAAGACCTTGTAAAAACTAAATACAACTTTGATGTTATTGTAGTAAGTGAAGGAAATATTTTGACCGATACGCTTGAATATGTGAACGGCAAAAAGAAAAGAGTTGCTTCGCTTCCGCTTCGGCTTGGTTCTGGTTGTTTGATAATGCGACAATGTACTAATGATTATAAGATTAAACCACTTAGACAGCATTTACAAGCCGTAAGGGGTGAAAATAAAATTCGCCTTTGGATTGGCATAAGCCTTGATGAAATGGAGCGAATGAAAGAGAGTAATGTGAAGTACATTAAAAATTACTATCCATTAATTGAAAAACAGATACGTATTGACAGTATTGTAGATTGGTATAAGAAAACAAATACACCGGAACCAATGAAAAGTGCATGTTTAATTTGCCCTTTTCATTCTGATGCTTACTGGAAGCGATTTAAAAAGGTATTTCCGAAAGAATTTAAAAAGGCTTGTGATTTTGACGATGCTATTAGATTATATCCAAATTTGAAAAGCAAAGCCTATTTGAGCAAACATTTGAAACCATTAAAAGAAATAGATTTTAGTTATGAAAACAGTTTATTCCCTGAACTTATTGAAGAATGCGAAGGACTTTGCGGTCTTTAATCCAAATTGCCCAATAGGGCAAAAGTGCGTGGGCTTTTTTTTCTTTTTTGGTCAAATACCCACTAAACTTTATACGAGCCACATCAGTAGCATTTGTGGCTAACTACCTTATAGATTTAGTTCAAAAAATTGCACTATGAATAAAACTATTGAAAATACCAATAAACTATTAAATTTTGTTTCTAAAAAATTTGAATCAGGAGAATTGAATAATGAAAGTTTAGTGCAATTAATTGAACTATCTGGAAGCTATCTAAATTTAAGAACTATTCCAAAATACCAGCATGATACTGGTTTAAGTTATAATGGTGTGAAAAAAAACCGTATAATTAAAGTGCTTTTTAGTGTAAAGTTCGTGATAGATAATGATTAAAATTTTAGACAATAGTTTTATTAACTAATTTGTTGTTAATAACTTATATAATCCTGTACTTGTTAATGAGTACAGGATTTTTTATACTTGTATAACCAAATGCCACCAAATATGAATGAGTTGATATTACCATGCAAATCGTATGTAAAACGATATTTAATTAATAACTATGGCAATCCTGTCGATTTTCGGAAGAACAGGTATTTTGGCAATTACTTCAAAATGCTCCTTGAACGTAAAATTTGCCAACATAACAAACGCATCCACCTGAAACAATATGGCAAGCAGATTTACAAAAGCGAAGTAATTGTTTTTATAGATGATGACACATTTAACCGTTTTGGTTTCGACCTTACTGCACAATCTGTTGTCGATTTCAATATGTTTATCGAAGATTATATTAAATCACAATCGCGGGCAATTATTTTTACAGCAAACTCGTTTGGGCAGGCATGGGTCGATGCCATAAGAAACTTTCAGAATGCCTTTGGTTTTAGCGAAGACGACTTTTCTACAGAAGCCATAAGAAAGGATTTGCAACGAAACAAGGAAATCTTAGAAATACTTGAAAAAAGTTTCGGGACAAATGTCCCCGATTTTGGGACAAATGTCTCAAATACAGTTTGATTTATGGCTACATATACTAAACCAGCAGATACTATTGGGGGAATAAAAGGATTGTGGTTTATTCCTGTTGACGATGTAGCATCGTTTGGTGATGTTATTTTAAACGAACTGCAAAGCATTACTTTGCTAAACGGTAAAAGCTGGAAATACATCTATAGCATTTATTCAGATAGGGAGTTCTACGAAAATAAAAAAGAAAATAAAGAAGGAATATCTTTCGAGAAATCGTTTAAAGCATTCTTCCCTGGTTATTCGGTAGAAAGTCTTTTACAGTTCGAAGAAATGAAATATACCCGCTTTTGTATAGCTTATCAAGACAATAACTACCTCTTTAAACTTACCGGAACAATTAATAATCCGCTTAACTTTAGATATAAGTTAATCACCGGAAGCACTGGAGCAGACAATAGTGGTGTTGAATTTGAATTTTACGGGAATAGCAAAATAAGAATCTTAGAAGTAACAAACGAAATATTACATGTTTTACCAATTACTTACACCGACTGGTTTTTGCCAAGTATAGATGAACTTCAGGAAATAAAAAACAATCTGTATAATTATGGTCTCGGTTCATTTAATTCAGGGTATTATTGGTCTAGTTCAGAATACGATGCAATATCATCATATTGCCTTGATTTCACAGGTTCGGCATCAGTACTTGAAAAAACAGAAACTGCACACGTAAGAGCATGTCGTTCATTTACAGATGTTTCTGGAAAGTATAATTTAAGAGATATAGGCCCTGCCGGGGGATTGATATTTTACATTGATGACACGACATATTATGAAGCAGCTCCTATAGATATTGAAAGGAATACATTTAGTAATATAACAGACAAGGCAATTAGAACAACAGAAACGGCAATTGGAACAGGCGCCACAAACACGGCAGCAATTATTGAACAAGCTAGTGGGGCGAATGATTGGTTTTTACCAAGCAAAAACGAGATAGCCGCGATGTATAATAACTTAAAAATTTATGGATTAGGAAATTTTACAAATAATTTTTATTGGACATCTAGCGAATATAATGCATCTTATGGTGTTTTATTTAATTTTTCAGATGGTACCAATTCTATTTTATATAAAAATTCTTCCATAAGAATAAGGCCTTGCAGGAAATTTACTTCATTAACTCAATATTCTCTAAGAGATATAGGACCTGCCGGTGGATTGATATTTTATATAGATGGAAACAATTATTACGAATCTAATCTATATGATCTTGTTGGTATTTGGTCAAATGTTTATCCTGGATTAATTGGAACAACAAGCGCCAATATAGGCGAAGGATTGAATAATACGAATGAAATAATAGCTCAGGCAGGCCACATAGATAGTTCGGCGAAGCTGTGCTTAGATTACGATAATAGATACGCGCACTCATATTCAGCAGCCAAGCTTTGTAACGATTTAGAAATAACAGCATGACAAATATAATCCAGATATCAGAAGTTTTTGCAGGCTTGCGTTCCATTAAAATTTATAAAACAAGTGATATTGTAGCTTTTGGCGATGTTATAAATGGAGTTGTACAGGGAATAAGTGCATCGGATTATACCGAAATACAATTTTCGCAAGGTGCGGGTAATTACGAACACGAGAGTAAAAATAACAAATACCTGATTAATGAATCGGGATTTTCAGTCTTTGTTCCAGGAAATGATATTGATCAAATACTTCAGTTAATTAATTTAGACAACGAGCGCTTTGTTGTTGTTTTTACCGATAGAAATGGAACTGAGTGGATTGCCGGAACAATTGATAATCCATTAAGACTAACAGATAAATACAGCACAGGCAAATCGCCTTCAGATAAGTCGGGGCGCGAATTTATTATATCCGGCAACCAGCTTAAAACAATTTATTCGTTTACGCAAGTTGATAGTTTTCAGCTTGATTTTTATGTATTTGACATAATTGGAGATGTTGAAAATGCGTTAATTACAATAGGAACACTATCTATTTTAACAAATAGTGATGGTTGTGCAATATTTAATATTTATGAAGGAACATATAATTATATGATATCTAAGATAGGATATTTAGATAGTGTAGGTTCGGTTGTAATTAGTGGTTCAAATGTATCAGAAGAAGTAGAAATGAACGGGAGTTGTGAAATAACATTTCACGCTGAATACAATAGCCAAAATCTGGAAAATATATTGATTACGATTAAAGATATCACAAATACAAATACAATAGATTCGGGGTACACAGATGAAGATGGAGATTATAGTGTTACACTATACGATGATATATATTATATCATCGTTGGAGAATTACAGTGGGATTTAAAATGTACAAATCATTTTATTACGGCTCCTGTTCCTTCGTATACAGATAATTTAATTATTATTCAAAAAGACTTATGTGCAGTTACCTTCGCGGTTAAAGATTCTTCTAATAGTCCTATTATAGGTGCAGAAATAGGAGGTGCGTTCTTTGTTTTATACAATGATTTAGATAGTTATTTTGGTCATCAGGATCATATATTAATAACAAACTCAAATGGGGAAGTAACCGTTAATGAAATTTCAGGAGATTATACTTTTGAAATTAAGAAATCTGGATACTCTTTTGCCAATCCTGGGAGTGTACTTGTTAACACTTCCGAAAATGAAACAATGACAGTAAATATTGTAATGACATAAATTCCCTGTCCTTTTTTGCCCGTTTATACCTATATAATATTGTTTGCAAATAGATTATAATCTAATCAGCAAACAATGCATAACCTGATTTCAGAAATACTTTCCGGTGTATGGCTTATTGAACCACAAAAAGCAAGTGGTTATTTACCTATTGTGGCCAACCTTTTAAAGGGAGAATCAAACGACCTTATTAAAAACCTAAGCGAAAAAAGGCTAGAAAGCAAGGCTTTATTGTTTGATGCCGCTACTGGTTATCGTATTTCCGAGTATGGTGTTGCAGATTCACCCGAAAAAGCACCCGAAAATAGCGTTGTTATAATTCCTGTTGCTGGCCCAATTACCAAATACGATCAGTTTTGCGGACCATCAGGAACAAAAACAAAAGCAGATATACTTCAAAGAGCTGATTCAAACCCAAATATTGTTGCTGCTATTTTAGAAATTGATAGCGGTGGTGGCGAAGGTGCCGGAACACAGCATTTTGCCCAGGTAATTAAAAACACCAATATGCCGGTTATTGCTTTTGTTGAAGACATGGCAGCAAGTGCCGCTTATTGGATTGCATCTCAATGCGATATTATTGTTATGCAGGAAAAAACTTCTCAGGTTGGAAGTATTGGTGCATATACAACGTTGGTTGATGTTAAAAGATATTTTAAAAACATTGGCCTTGATATATTAGAGGTATATGCAAAACAATCAACAGAAAAGAATAAGGCTTTTAGAGAAGCTTTTAATAACGACGACACCTCCTTAATCAAAGATAAAATATCCGAGTTTAATCAGTTTTTTATTAATGATATAAAATCATTTCGCGGCGAAAAAATAAAATCAGACCCATTTAAAGGGCAGATGTATTTTGCCGAGCAGGCAGTTGAAATTGGACTTGCTGACGAAATAGGAACGCTGGATTATGCCATTAAAATAGCTGCTAATCTCTCAAAAAACTATAATCAAAACCCAGATAAAATGAAAATTAAAGAATCATGGAAAGCTCTTGTGGCTCTTTTCGGATCGGATACAACCGAACTTAAAGAAGAAGGAGTTGAAAAAATAAACAATGAGCTTCAAAGCAAAACCGATGAATTGGCAACAAAAACATCGGAAAACAGTCAGTTAAAAACTGATCTCGAAACCGAAAAAGCTGCTCGTGTAGCTGCCGAAAACTCTCTTAAAACAGAACAGGAAAAGGTGGCAACACTCGAAACCGAAAAAGCTGCTCTCGAAACAAAACTAGCTGCAAAACCAGCAGTAAGCTCTGCTTCTCCTGAAGGCACAGATCCTAATCCTGTATTAAACTCAATCGAAGAGCCATTTGATGAAGCCGATGAAGTTGCAAAATCAATCTTAAAACATAAATAAAAAATGGCAGACTTAACCAAACCTATTGACATTTCCGCGTTTAACGACGTTGCAAAACGATACGAGCAGGAAATAAAACCGCTACCTTTATTAAAGGCCAGCGACGCATTGCAATACATGACTCCAATGACCGGAGTTGCAAACTCGGTTGTGATCACCAAAATGAAAAAAGGGGCAATCTCTAAAAAGTACACCGGTACTTTCTCTGCCGATAAAACTATCGGTACTCCAGAACAACGCACATTAACTGTTTACCCTTGCGTGGCAGAAATGAGCGACGAGCCCGAACGTTATCGCAAAACCTTTATAGATTATATCTATGCCGAAGGTGTTCGCGCCGATGTGGAAGAAGCTAAAAACCACCGATTTATTAAGTGGCTTGTTCAGTATGGTATTAGTGTTGCTAGTGAAGAATTGTTCGACGCAATTTTTATTGGCAAGCTAACCAGCGGAGCACGCTTACAAGATTCTTTCGATGGTATCGAAGAATTGGTTCGTAAAGCGATTGTTGCAGGCGAAATTGCAACTTCAGAGTTGAACTATTACGATGCTTTAGCAGAGTTTTCATCTGCAAACATTGGCGATAAGCTGAAAGAAATGTGGAGAATGGCTCACAAATCAATGCGCGACGCTGGTGGCGATATGTTTATGTCTATCGACTTAGCCGACATGTACGACGATTGGTATCGTGAAGAACACGACAAACCCCCAATGGTTGACGCAGCTGGCCAGTTGTATCTCGAAGGATCGAATGGCAAGTGCCGCATTGTACGAATGGGCAACTTTAACAACCAACGCGTAATATTGACTACTAAAGACAATATCCGTTGGGGAACCGACAATCCAAACGACATGCAAAACATGCGTGCTTTCAATAGCGGTAATCCTTATGTGTTTACAGCAACTATGAAGTGGGTATTCGGATTGCAGTTTGCAACCGTAAACTGGAAAGAGTTTATCGTAAGCAAACGTTACGACGAATCAAGCGGAAGCGGATCCTAATAAATAATATACAAAGAGCAGGGTTCCTGCTCTTTGTTAACTAAAATTTTAAGAAAGGAAATTATTATGGATTTAAGTGATATAACCTACACTTCGGGTCAGGATAACACCGGGGGATTAACCCAGGAGTTTTGGTTTGCGAAAGCATCCGACATTGCCACGTGGCCTACTGTAAAAACAAAGGCGTTGGCTACAACGGTAGAAGAGCTGATGAATTATAGTGGAAATTTTACCATGAACAGTGGTAAAAAATTCTTTACAGGATATCTTACATGGGGCACAGGTGAACTAAAGTGGAGTGCACAAGGTCCCGTTGATAGTAAATCGTTCAAACATAGCTTTGAATTTAGCCGCCCTGGTTGCAATGCCAATTCTCTAGCTTTACTCGACTTGGTTAAGAATGATAATCTTGTATTCATTGTTCTCGACAAAGATGGAAATAAACGTGTATTGGGATCTGAATTTTTGAGTGCTAAACTCGAAAGTGCCGAAGGAACAACCGGCAAATCTGGTGAAGATTCAAAAGCAGATGTAATGACATTTGTTTCTGAGCTACAAGGGCCACCACGTTTTTACGTGGGAACAGTACCAACAACAGAAGCATCTTCATAATTAATATTTATGTGGCGTAAATATTTTACTATAAAAGGAATTAAGCCGGGACCAGTTGTGTTCCCGGCACCTTTTAATAAAGTGGATTTAAGAAGAAACGATCTTGATCCTGATATGCTTAGAAGAATGTACGAAGCCGATTTGCCATATATTAAAATGACAGAAGAAGGCCTTGAACATTTTTATAGCGATAAGGTACTAGAGCTTCGTTATAAAAACGACGACGAGTTATTTAATGCTGCTAACAATGCCGAAGAAACAGAATCACTATTTACAGCCAAAGACCTGGTTGCCAAAATAAAAGATGCAGAAACAGAAGAACAAGCCCGCTATTTTTATGGCTTAGGCAAACAATACAAGTCGGTTAAACAAGCTTTCAATAAAAAATTACAGGTATTTTAAACCGTAACAGTGGCTCCCAAAGCCACATTTTTCTTTATTATTTTGAAAAAGACATTTCGCATATTACATCCTTACTCGCTGGAGAAGAACTATTTTTTAGCCATCGACGAAGAGATGAATCGTTTACAACCACACGAATGGGGTTGTATAATGGACATTGATACCATGCCGCTACAACCCAACTTTGGTCATCAGCTGCAGGAATATATCTACAAATATCCCGATACCGGATTATTTACCTGTTATGCTTCTCGATGCCATTACACCGTACAGGTGCGCAAAGGTACTAATATGATGAACTCCGACATATTGTATCACAAACGACATTCGGATGCTTGTGCAAAAGAGTTAAATCTTACAGTTAAAGAAATTGACCGCAAGATTGCCGGACACCTGATGATGATTAAAAAGTCAACATGGGATCTTATACGTGCCGATGTTAAAAAACAATGTAGCAGCAAAAAAATACTGGGAGTTGATACTAAAATAAGTCTCGAAATATTAAAACACGGGCTTAAGATAAGGCTTATGCGCGGTATTTACATTTTCCACTACCTAAGATTAGATACCAATTTTGGATATAAAAATCATTTGTTATGAAAATAATTGGATTAACCAGAATACGTAATGAAGCAGGCATTATACAAGAAACACTTGATCATATGGCAACGTTTTGTGACGAAGTATATGTTTACGACGATTTTTCGACAGATAATACGGTAGAAATATGTGAAAATCATCCTGTTGTAAAAGGGATTATAACAGCCAATCATTGGGATACTGATCGTAAACGTGCCGAATGGCAAAACAGGAAATCGGTACTAGAGATGGCTCAAAAATACGCATCGCCATTCGATTGGTTTGTTTATATGGATGCCGACGAACGTATCGATTTTGATTTTTCTATGCTTAAAGCAATGCCTTTGCAGGTTGTTGGTATAAAAATGAAGCTTTTCGATTTTTATATTACACCAGAGGATGTTAACCTACACTATAGTGAACGAAAGTATTGTGGTCAGGAATATAGAAATATATTAATGGCTTTTCGAAACCTTAAAACACTAGATTATTCGTCTCCTGATCAAAGAGAAATACACTTACGAAGCAGTGGGCAGGTTTTAAACATAGGCTATGTTAAGCATTACGGCAAAGGAATATCTGTTGAGCAGTGGGAAGATACGTGTAACTATTATGCAAATCACTTTCCTAAATATGCGAAGAAATGGAAAGCCAGAAAAGGAAAAGCCATACACACCACATCGTCGTTTGGGAGCAAACTTATTCTGTGGGAACAAAGAATAAGTAAAGGCGTTCTTTTAACACCTGAAATAGAAAAACATAACATTTATGAAGATATTACTAACGAACCACTGGCTTAAGAAGCTGGGTGGATCAGAAACATTTACATACACACTTGCCGGCGAACTTACCCGCCTGGAGCACGAAGTACATTTGTTTACCAACATACCTGGCGCAATAAGTCAACGTATTTGCTCCGACTTTAGTATTCCGCTTATTACAGATCCACGAACACGCAAATACGATATGGTGTTGGCGAATCACAACAGCTGTGTAAGCAAGATTTATCCTACAAATAACAAGGTAGTTCAAACTTGTCACGGAATAGTGCCACAACTGGAACAACCTTCGTCGTTGGCCGATTTGTTTGTTTCTGTATCGGAAGAAGTGCGAGATCATCTTTTATCTCTTGGTTTTGAATCAACAATTATCCGTAATGGGATCGATTGTGAACGATTTAAGCCAACCACTAAGTTAAACGGTGAGATTAAAACAGTATTATCATTATCACACTCCGAAGAGCTTAATGAAATGCTTCACAATGCTTTTGCCGGCCATAAAATACGATTCATTAGCCTGAATAAATTTAAAAACCCTGTTTGGGATGTAGAAAAATACATTAATCAGGCCGATATGGTTGTTTCTCTTGGCAGGGGTGTCTTTGAAGCAATGGCTTGTGGACGACCAGTACTTGTTTTAGATCACAGGCCATACCAGGACGCAATGGGTGACGGACTACTCACTTTTGGAAATATCGATAAATCTATTTATAACAACTGTTCTGGCCGCGCATTTAAAAATAAAAACATAAAACCAATGATTGATTTTGCTATCGGGTATTACAGGTCGTCGATAGGTGAGTGGTGCAGAAATTACGCACTTAAAGAGCTGAATATTATTAATCAAACACAGAAATATTTACAACTTTATGAATCAATTTGATGTAGTTTATGCCATCGGAAACGGTAGCCGGTGGCACGATAACGAGCTCCGATTCTCGTTACGCGCAATAGAAAAAAACCTGAAAGGGGTGCGCAATATAGTTATTGTTGGTAAACAACCCAATTTTATTGACAAAAACAATGTCATTTTTATTCCTGCAGACGATCCATTACAGTCAAATGCCGATGGCAACATTGCGCTTAAGGTAATGAAAGCCTGTATGGATGAACGTATATCTGAAGATTTTCTTTTCATTAACGACGATCATATCATTAACGCTCCTATGCATGTTAGCGATATTGGGTTTTACCATTGTGGTAATTTCGAAAGTTTTCCAGAGACTTTCTGGCATTCTGAATTGCATCGTCAACGTTTAAAAAGAACATACGAAGTGTTAAGAAAAAAAGGCTATTCAACATTTCATTTCGACATTCATGTGCCCATTATTATTAATAAAAAGAAGTTTTTAGAAATAGTACCTACATTCGATTTTAAATTTGATATCGGGTATACCATGAAGTCTATTTATGCAAATCCTGTTGTCCCTGCCAATAAAAAAGAACATGTCGGCGATTTGAAGATAAAAATATTTAATTTTAAGACTCTCGAGAAGCTCAAAGAGATATTCGAATCAGCAACATTCATTTCGTATAACGATAATGGTTTAAACGGGTATTTAAAATACTTCCTGGCCTATTATCTTTCGTTGCCATCAAAATATGAAACATACGACATGGAAAAAGACCCCGTAATTCATATTTTAGAATATCTGAGCATAGAAAACAGGGATTATAAAAAAGGTGTTGAATTGTATAATAAATATGGTCGCAATACAAATTTGAAGGTAATATTCAGGCACAAAGAATCGGAAAAAACAAGAGAAAAGCTGATGTATAAGCTTGCGCAGCTCTGTGAGAGTTAACTGTCCTTTTTTAGCAATTGCCATTGTATAACCTTTGAATTTCAAGTTTTAATACATAATTATAAACTAAATTCTAAAAAAATGATAAAAGACGAAGTTTTATCCTGGTTACGTGCCGGACAACCTTATGAAGAAGGCGTTGATTTGTATGCAAAACATTGTAATAATGCCACATTGCTTAAAAATTTCCAACGTAAAGACACCGAAAGTCGCAAGGAAAAGCTTGCTTATAAGCTGGTAATGAAAGCCGGACTGCCGGAAAAGTTTATTCATGCCAAACCATCCGATTTGCCAGGGTATAAAGCCACATCTAAGCAATCAGCTCCTCCAAAAAAGGAAACAACACCAGCCCAGCCACAAAAACAAAGCAAAAATAAGTCTGATGGCAAACCAATGTTTCGTGATTTGCCAAAAGAAGTTCAGCTTATGATTGTTGAACGCGGTGAAATACAAAAGGAAAGAGCTGCTATTCATGCCCAAATAAACGATGTACCAAAACAAGATACCAGGGCAAATAATGCAAAACGTAAAGCACTTGGCGAAAAAGTAGATCAATTAACCGGTCGTATTAACGAACTTAAGGCTAAAATTGATGCCTACGAAAAAAAACTTACGTTGCCAGCCGAAAAAGCTCCCGAAAAAGATCAAACAAGTGCCCATGATCTTCAACGACTAAATAACCTTAAGTCGCAACGAACAAAAGCAACAAAAGCCATTGAAGATTTGCCTCCTGGACCAAAAAAAGAAGCTAAAATTAAAAAGCTGTCCGAAATAAACACAGAAATTGAGGAGTTGAACAAAAAGCTGGGCAAATAGTTTCGCATGAAGAACTATGTATCAAAAACCGACGATATTTTAATCAAAGAGATTAAAACAAACGGTACTGTTTTAGATCGTATTAAAGGGTATATGATATATGGCGAAAGCAGAATTCCTTTAAGCAAAAAAGAAAAAGACGTGCTCGAAAGGCTCGATGCCGCGTTTACGCTATTGGTTAATTATAACAGCAACGAGCAGGCTATTCCGTTATTAATGAATCGATTTACAATAAGCCGCGCACAGGCTTACAGAGATGTAAGAGCTGCACGCGATTTATATGGCGATATTAATAAAACAAGCAAGGAAGCCGACAGAATTATCGCCCTGGAGTGGACAATTAAAACCTTTCAGATGGCAGCCAAGCAACGTCCACCAGATCTCGGAAATATGAACAGGGCAATATCAAATTATGTTAAACTTAAGGCTCTCGACAGAGAAGATCCTGAAACATTTAGAGAAGAAGATCTGCAGCAACATAATTATTATATGATTTTACAGATTAACGGCGAAAGCCATCAGCTGGATTTGAACGCAAAAGGAATAGAGAAAGTTCCTAAAAAGAAAATGTCGCAAATCATTAATACCTTATATAACGAAATAGAAGATGTTGAAGCAGTTGAATTACTAAAAGAAGATGGCAAACAGGACGCTTAAATTAAATCCTGCCCAGTTAATTTCTGTTTTATTAAATCCCAAACACGAGGTTCAGGTTTGGGGTCGTGGAACAGGAAAGTCGAACAGTCAGGGAAACAAGGTAGATCGGATCGTTAAATCAATGCCCCGGTCTAGCTCTGTTATGACAGGTAAAACATATATGCAGCTTTTAACCAGGACACTTCCCCCAATGATTTCTTTTTTAGAACGAATGGGTTATTTACGTAACCGCGATTTTTTTATTGGTAAAAAACCACCCAAAATATGGGGATGGAGAGAGCCATACGAAGCTCCACTATCATACGAACATTATATGGTTTTTGGGAACCCACAAGGATCAGTTGGTTTTCATTTAACTAGTCAGGACAGAGTTGGATCTGGTCGTGGTTTAAACACCGATTTTGAACTTACAGACGAAACATTAACCATCGACATTGATCGATATAATAAGGAAATTCATGCAACAAACCGTGGTAATCTTAACAGATTTGGCAAGTTGTCCTGGCATCACGGAACACATCATTCAACATCAATGCCATACTCAAACGAGGGCAAATGGCTGCTCGATGCCGGCGATTATTACGAAAAAGAAGCAGGCATTCGTTATAAAGAACTGTGGAATCGTATTGTAAAAATGCAGTTAGATCTTCTCGAAATAGAAAAACCAAACGAATTTGCTGCTCAATGGAACGAAATACAACGCATACGCAAAAGAATGACTCCTTTTGTTTCAAAAAAAGGGATGTTATTTACCCTGGCAAATGCGTTTGATAACATCGATAATGTTGGAATGTCATATATTCGTGAGCAATACAGAACAACTCCCCGACTAACGTTTTTTATCGAAATTATGAATATGATTGTCGATAAGGTTGAAGATTGTTATTATAACATCAACCTTGAAAAGCAGGTTTATCACGACAGTTATAATTATAGCTTTATCGATAGCCTGGATTATAACTTTAAAAAGTTAGGATCTCCAGATAGCCGGTTCGATAAAGATGTAGAATCAAACAAGCCACTTAAGATTGTTCCTGATTGGGGTGCGTCTATATCATTTTTAATAGTTGTCCAGGATAACACATTGGTTGATCCAGATAAGAAGCTTACCAAGAATTATGTTAAGGAGTTCTTTGCCAAGCCAAATACTGGGCATGTAATGATTGACGATGTTGTTGACGACTTCTGTAAGTATTATCGCTTTCATAACGACAGAACAGTTATATATTACAAAGATAAATATGGCGACGAGCGACAACCAAACACAGGAGTTACATACAACCAACAAGCAATAGATAAGTTCCGTAAGCTTGGTTGGAATGTAATGTTAAAAGAAGACAAAGCCAAGGAACCACCACATCACGAGAAGTATTTGTTATGGACAAATGTGTTTAAAGAGAACAACGAGAAGTTTCCTGTAGTTCGTATCAATGGCAACAACTGTCAGTTCTTGATTATAGCAATGCAGAACACTAAAGTGATAGAACGAGAAGGACAGTTTAAGAAAGACAAAACATCTGAACACATAAAGAGCAAAACACCACCAGAAGAAGCAACTCACTCAACAGATGCAGCAGACAAGATCCTTTGGGTAGACTATAACTCTTTATCGAAAGGAAGCGACTTCATCGCAGCAAGGATATAGTATAGCTTTATTCATTCTTTAAAACCATTATATTTATTGATATTTATTGATATTTCATATATCTATTATTTTAGATATTGGAAATTTCTTTTTGCCATAGGGCGGTAATGCGTGCCACAGTTACAGATTTATGATACGTTTCGGGCTGTTTTTTTTTATAATAAAATAAACATCAAATTTTTAAGACTTAATTTTTGAGAAAACAACCGTAAAAATTGCCTGTCCTTTTTTTTGAGAACTCTATAAGCCCATATTTGAATAAAAAAAGATTATGCCAGGTACTATAAGGCTCGATCAGTTGCTTAATGAATGGGATAAAATTAAAACCGGTGACGTTGACGCATCGTTCTCTATAGCTTTTATAACAAAGAACGGTGAGTATAGATATTATAAACGCGCGGTTAAATCTGGTGCAAACATGAATTTAAAAGATAACGAAATGCGCGGATGTATTCCTATTGATGGAGAAGGCAAAAACAACGGGCATTATACCGCCATTAGTATTTGGAAAATAGTAGAGTTTAACCAACAGAAAGTTGTTTTATAATGAAAGTATCTTGGAATAAAGACGGCGACCCAATGTTTGCTGCTGGTAGTAACAGTATTGTTTCGGCAAAAGAAATTACAACCGCAAGCCCTAAGTCTACTACCGTAAAAGAAAATAAAGACAACGAGATAAAGATTGACAATTATATTATTGCTGCGTGGTTTGAGCCGGGTAACGATTTTCCAAACAATACCTTAATGCCTTATTTAAGAAAATCTCCTGCGCTTCGATCGGGTATTGATTACAAGATTGCGCTCCATGTTGGGCAAGGATTGTACGCTGTAAAAGTTACGGATTATAACCAGGATGGATCTGAAATAACAGAACCCTACTTTAACCCCGCGCTTGATAAGTTTATTAACTCGCGAATGATTACAAAATACAGAGCAGACGCATACCAGAATCTTTTTGAATATGCCATGGCTTTCCCACAGATTATAATGAACAAAAGCGGAAATACTTTTGCAACCATTAAAAGTATTGACGCTCCATGGTGTAGGTTTACCAAGAAAGAAAACGGTGTTATTAAAAAATGCTTGATATCTTCGTTGTGGCCCGATGTTTCTGGTAAAGAAGATTACGAGGTAGTTGATGTTATTGATCTCGAAGGCACCGAAGACGAAATATTGGCAAGAGCAAAAGAACTGAAAAACTTTATTTATCCATTAAATAAAAACACCACCGGAAACATTTACTACCAGCTCCCTTCGTGGGACAGTGCTCGTGAATGTAAACATCTTGATATAAGCATTAAAATAGGTGAGTTTTTAATGTACATGTTCGACAACCAGATGAGCATAAAGTACCACATTAAAATACCTTATGCTTATTGGGATAAGAAATACCCTAAAGAAGATTATGTTTCGAATGAGCAAAAGACCGAGCGAAAAGCTAAAATACAAGCCGATCTTGATGCTGTTGAACAAAATCTTACTACAACAAAAAATGCAAAGAAAGCCATTATAACACACTTCGAACTTAACCCACAGGGAAAGCCAGAAGAAAAGTGGGAGATTGATGTTATTGAAGATAAGTTTAAATCGGATGAG